ACCAGTAGCACCAGTTCCACCAATAAAGCCAGTTACACCAGTAGCACCAGTCCCACCTATGAAACCTGTAACTCCAGTAGCGCCAGTTCCACCAATGAACCCTGTAACGCCAGTAGCACCAGTTCCACCAATAAACCCTGTAACGCCAGTAGCACCAGTTCCACCAATGAATCCAGTTATACCAGTAGCACCAGTCCCGCCAACGAACCCTGTAACACCAGTAGCACCAGTTCCACCAATAAAGCCAGTTATACCAGTAGCACCTGTTCCACCAATGAAACCTGTAACACCAGTAGCACCTGTTCCACCAATGAACCCTGTAGCACCAGTCCCACCAATAAATCCTGTAATACCAGTAGCACCTGTTCCACCAATGAAACCTGTAACACCAGTAGCACCTGTTCCACCAATAAAACCTGTCGCTCCAGTTAACCCTGTGCTTCCAACAGAGCCAGCGCCAGCCACTATTCCACTACCATTCCAAAATAAATTTGAACCACTAGCATATAAAATATTATCTACTATGGATGGAACGCCACTAGGTATTCTAATTCCGCTAGCAACAGTAATTCTGCCAGAAGTAGATATGTCTCTATTTGGAAACCAACCGGAACTACTCCAGCTTAATACATTACCAGACTGTATACCGCCCGTGTAAACTGGAAATCCTTGAATCTGCGAGGCGTTCCATTGGGCAATTCCACTTCCAACTTTTGCAGGAGCTAGTGATATAATCCATGGTGGATTAATATAATTTCCAGTAGTGTATACTAAATTATTTAAAGTAAGTCTATTCCGTTGAATTAATGGCATTATTTTTCCCTATAGCATAGACAAACATTAGTCTAGTGTAACTTTTAATGATCCGCTTGGAATTGTGAACTGGTCGCCCTCTCTTATATTCCTTGAAGATGACAAGGCTGCAAAAAATAATATATTTCCACTGGTTGGTGCATCTGATATAAAAACTCCAGATATTAGTCCTATTGCAGCTGTTGCTAACGGAAACTCTATAGCATAGTTATTATGAATTGCCATGCTAGAATTTAATTGATATGGATTAGCCCATCTATTGCCACTAGATATGTACTGCTGTCTAGCATATGACCCTGTGGTTGGTTCGTCCGCAATTCCAGACTCTAGATCGTTTACTATAAAACTCTTGTTTAGCCCTATGTATAAACTAGAAGGGGCCACGTATGGCACTTGTTTAAAAATATGATTTAATATTCCAGATTCAAGATAATTACTAAGAGCGCCCATATATTTCTCCTACATGTAAATGTATTATTCAATATTTTATACACAATAAAAAAAAGAACGGGCGATTAAACCCGTTCTATTTTTAATTATTGTAAATCTTCTAAAATTAGAAGCTAGCAGCAAGGACTCTACGATTGTCCAAGACGCCAAATCCAATTTCGGCCCAACCATAGTAGCCTTGACGTTGACTTCTGTGAAGACCTTCGTCTTCGAAGATTTCAACTTCTCTCTTGACTGGCATGACAAAGCTATCTCTAGCATTGAGGTCCAAGCCAACGATCAGTTCTACGTCAGAATTAGGACCAATAGATCCACCGAGGTCACTGGTGAAGAATGTTTGATATTCTTGGCCATCGCCAAATTCAAACAAGCCGTTCAGATTAATACCAAAAATTCTGGTAATTGGCGCGCCGCCATCTGCTGATTGGTAAACTTCACGACGAGATGTGTCGTCAAGTTGATCAATACCCCAGTTACGAACGTCTTCAATGGCTTCTGGTGACAGGTAGAAGTCAGTTAAGCGACCTGTAGCTGTAACACTGTTACCGCCACCATTACGTAACATGACAGTCTTTGCCAATGAGATTAATCTCTTGGTGAATTGACCAGCAGCAGCATCTGCGTCATAGACGAGAATATTGCGGTCAACAGCAGCGGCAAGAATCGTGTGCCAGCCATCGTCGTTAATCTTCTTAACGAAACCAGCTTCAAGAACTTGCATAGCACGGGCTACGATGTCCCAGCGAGCTTCGCGAGCATAACGAAGAAGGAAGTCAATGCTGTTGGTGATGCCATAGGTGTTAACCATGACGTAATCGCCTTCAACATGCTTTTCAGGAATACGACCATGGCCCGGATTGGTGTAAGCGGTATAATCGCGTTCTGTGCCGGGAGCTAAAAGGTCAAGAGGAAATTCAGGAGAAGCGCCGGGTTCAAGAACCATCTTCTCATAAATACCCGTGACGACATCTCCAAACATGATTCCTTTTCTCAAAGGAAGTTCAAGAGCTTTGGCAATTTCTCTCTGTGCATCAAGGGCAACAGACTTGTCTGAATTGCCAGAACGCTTGAGAAGTTCGATAAATTCATTACTTGGACGTGTTAACATTCTGATATTCTCCTATTTTCTATTAATTATGGAAGGTTAATTTCAACTTTAGCATAGCCATCACCATCTTTAGCTGATAAGAAACGACCAATTCTTACAGCGCCTGAATCCAAGGAAACAGCTTTGCCAGAGGTAGAAATTAATCCACTTTCCGCAACATAGGCTGCATCCCCAGCGGCTGGAGTACCAGATGTTGAGATTCTATTTGTAAGAACATAGCCCTTACGAAGAACTGTAACCTTGCCGCCCTTTTGAATCTCATCTTTGTGCCAGTTAATGTGCTGACGTGTTAAGTCAATATTAACCATATCATTTAATAGAACACCCATTGCAACCTTACCAGAAGGATTAGCAACATATGTAACAACATTTAATGAAGAATCCATAGCAGCGCCTGAAGGGGTGCTACCAGTGGCGAGCGTAACAATGCCGCCTCTTTCAGCTACTTCATTCATGAAAAATGAAACATCTGTTTGGAATTCGTAACGATCACTTTTTAATGCCATTTTAATAAGCTCCTTAATTACTTAATATTAGCTGTAGTTTTAAGAACATTCTTGTCAAACCAGTCACTTGCAAAAGATCTAATTGACTCTTCTTCGGCTGTTTCGGCCATAGGAATGTCTGTTAAATCTGCTTCTGCTGAATCTAATTCGCTAGCGTCAACTTCATTTGCATCAATTTCATCTTCGGCCTTTGCATTCTTTTTAGCTTTTTCGCCTTTAGGAGCGGCTGGCTTTTCGCCTTCCTTCATTTCTGTAGGAGCGCCCATCTTGGCTTTAGCTAATGCAGCAACAACACTTTCAAATACTTCATCAGCCAAAGATTCGAATTGGACAGAAGTTTCTTCAACTTCAGCTTCACTCAAACCAGCATTAGAAAGATCAGCTTTGCGCTTGCTCATTTGCTTTTCTTTTTTCATTTTGATCATTTCTTCAAACATTTTTTGCTTGTCTGTCTTTTCAGCAGCAAGAGCTTCTTGAGCTTCAGAAAGTTGAGCTTGAAGATCAGCAACAGTGGCCTCAGCTTCAGACTTAGCTTTCTTGGCTTTTTCAGCTTCTTCTTTCATCTTGCCAGCTTCTTCTTTCATCTTATCTTTCATCTTATCAGTGGCTTCTTTTGCTTCGGCAAGTTCGGCCTTTAGAATTTCTAAATCATCTTGCATAATAATCTCCTCAGCTTTCGATTCATTAAAAACAGTAGAATGTTGTTTGTTTAAAATTACACTACGAGGGTTAGCGGGCTTTTTAACAAGACCAACACCAGAAAAAGAAATGTTACGTAATAGTCTACCTACTTTATACCCATTATATTCACCTTTGCCGCCATAAGCTCTTAAATGCTTAGTTAAAAAAGCAGAAGTTTCTTCTCTTCTAACAACTTTTTGTGAGCCTTTAGAGTCAATTAAAGCATAGTCAAATGATGGAAATAAACACTCCATTGAAACATGCCAAGTGTTGCCAGCTTCAACATCAGATATAATATCTCTCATGCGAGATTTTAATTCTGGATCTGACCAGCTAGTATATAATACAGATCCAATAGAAATATCAAAGTAGGCAGGTAATTGAGATACATCATTAATATCATCTATCCTATTGCCTTCTTGATCAATTACATAGCTTCCAGTTATATGCCCAATAATATCTTTTTCATCGTGCATATAATTAAATTGCTTATCTTCTGGAGTGGACCTAGCATTCCACATCTCAGCAGCATCGAATACATCATCGTTTTTATTCCATCCAGCGCTAGCTAAGATAGATTTAATATAATATAAATCGATTTGATCTTTATTTTCAGCAAATGCTTTGCAGCTATTGATTTCAACCTGTGTTGGTATATAGGGGGAAGCTTCAGAGCAAAATGCAATAGAAGCATTACTCTTAACTAATTCCGCTATACCATCTTTAATCTCTGACTTAAATATATTCATAGTGCTATTTTACCTCGTAAAAATATACACATTAATCTTCAATAGATGACAAATCTATAAACACAGAAGCGTATATATATTTCATTTCGTCTACTGTTGGTTTTCTTGAATTACTATACACAAAACTTTCCATTTCTTCTGCAACTTGTTCTAAAAATTCATGCGATGGCTTGTGTCCATTTTCAATAAGGTCTTTAATTATTTCTGGGTTTAATTCTATAAACGGTTCTAATCCAGTTAATAAACATAGTTTTAAATATTCTAATTGACTAAATTCAGCTTTGGTTAAACTCCTAACATTCTTTTTATTATAAAAATCTAACATCATTGGAGTAACTTCATCTGCTATAGATTTTTGAATATTATAAGCCCATAAGACTGCGGTAGCCTCTTTGGATTTTGGCTGTACAACTTTAGTTTTCCTTTTGATTTTATCTTTTTGATTAACAGGTCTGCCACCTTGAGGACTTGGTACAGATTTAGCTGGAGTTGACGAACCCCCACCAAAAGGTTTTGGAGCAGGAATTGGAATATCTATTTTTGGAAGACCTAGTTCATCTTCATAATATGAATCATCAACCCCATCTTTGGTAACAAGTATTTTTGCCACGTCAGATCTAATGTTTGGATTATGATATGGACTAGCTTTGAATGGCGTATAATTATCATTTCTACGACTTTGTTCTTCTCTTCTAACGCGAGTTTTTTCAATATCAGGCATTTCTCCGAATCTTTCCAGTATTGTTTGATCTGAAAGTATACCTCTATCTGCAAGATTAATTAAAAGTTGTTTCTCTGCGGACTCGTCAGATAAGATAATATTATCAAATCTAATTTGGGCAGGAAGTCTAAAACCCATAGCCTTCTGCACTATTTCAATTTCTTTTTTCCAGAATTGAGTTAATACATGTCTGCCATATTCAAGTCTTTCGATAAGGGTTTTTAATGAAACATAATTATTTGAATACCCACCACTTGAGCCACCAGCACCTGTTAGAGTAGGAGGAATTCCTAGTCCAGCATAAATAGAAGTTAATACTGGTTGGTATTTTTCACTTCCAAGGAATTTATAAACTTGAGATTGACTTTCTTTAAAATCAATTTCTGGACCCCATACAAGATCCATAGTACCACCGCCAGTGTTACTGGCTAAAATATCTCGCAGTTTATTAATAACATCTCTCTTTGGAATAATTTTGTGATCAAGGCTTCCAATTCTCCACAATCTAATTTGAGATATAGCACCATCTAGAGCTGCTAAGTCTGCTAATTTCATTTTTTCTAACATCACAAGGTCATCTAGAATAGAATAAAGCATAGGATTGGCCCAAATCAGCCAATCGTCTTTTTTATAAAAGAAGACTTCAATTTTTTCTTTGTCGAGTGGTATCTGCCTTTTTCCTTCTGTTATTTGCTTTTGAATATCTGGAGGAAGTTTAGAAAAACCACTTCTACTAGTAACATTAGATGAGGTAAAAGAGTCGTATGTGGTTTTTGATAAATTCAAAACATATATTGGATCACCAATAAACATTCCGTTGTAATAATTTAATACATCTACAGAGAGTGGATTTAAAAAATCGTATTGCCAAGGTATTTCTCTTTTAGCAATTTTAGTATTTACGATTTCAATATCTGCTGCTCCAGCAGCTTTTCTAAGCTCTTCTTCTTTTGAAGGGCTAATTTTTGCTGTTCTTCTCTTTATAACGACATTGCCAGTTCTGTAAAGATAGTTTAAAAATCTTTCAGATCTTTCAATTCCATTTATCTGTGAAAACCACTTTCTATAAAATCTTTCGATTGCCTTGTTAGGGTGAACAATATCAATCCCCTGAGAACCAAAGTCACCCATTAAATCAATAACATTTCTAACGATGCCCACTCTATCATATGCATCCATACACATTTTCATAACTCTTTTTTGTCGAGTAGGTATGGCTTCTTCTGGGCGAAATCGATAATAGTCATTTCGCGTCATACTCGTTCTAACGGATCGATTGGGTTCAACATCAATATATGTTCTGTAGCTATACCCTAAAGCTTTATCATTTTGCACAGGAGCGTTATCGGTATAGGCTTCATTCGCATCTGCCAAAGCTTTTTCTTTAGAAGAATCATCAATCCACGTAGAATACATTTCGCTCATTAGTATTGTTCCCTTATGTAATAGTATTGGTAATCATATTAATATACACAGTCAATACATATATTTAGCATTCTCTGAAAACCACTGAGGACCAGAGAAAAAATCATTCCCTTTTTCACCAACATAAGTTTGAGCAAATCCCACATTTTTATAGTATTCCTCTTCAAATTCAATAGTTCTAGCCTTAGAGTTCAACAATCTAGCAGCGTGATTTGCCATAATTAGTGCTGAATATCTATCTTTGCGTAATTTATTTTTCTTGCCACTACGAGTGTCTGGGGTATCCCATCTTTCTCTTCCACTCTGGCTTTGAGAAATAACAATTAAAGATAATTCGTTTTTAAGCTCTTCAATTTCCATAACGCAATCTTCTAAGGTATCGTGCATTCTATTATTTCGTTTATCTTCTTCAAGAGAAAGACCTAGAGTTGCAGCGTCAAAGAAAGGGAATATAATAGCTTTGTCTTCCATGTCTTTTCTAAGCCCGTGATTTGCCTCGCCAGTCCATTGAGCAGATGAGAAATTACACACTTCGATAATATGCATTCCGGGTTCATCGTCTGTGGGGGCTGATTTTTCAGGATTAATTTTGGGCCATATGGCGACCTCTTTATCTTGAAGTTTATCTTTATCGTGTAAAGATTCCATAACTGCTATACCACCACCTTGGGGGTCCATTGCAATTTCTACGGTTGGAAAGATTTTCATAAGGGTTCTGATTTTTCTAGCGCAATATCCGTAAAAATCATTATCTTCCGTTAGATGGGCCTTTACGCTTTCTCTGTGGCGTTCTCTGGTAGTTGTCCAACAATACACTACTCTTCTATGATCTTCATTAATCTCAAGAACTACAATAGAAAAATTATCGACTTCGGATGCTGGGTCAACACCAATTACATATTGTTTATTCGGGTTTCCTCTTGTGCTAGCTTCAAAAAATACTTCCCCAGATGCTAATACGATAGCCTTTTTCTCAGAACAAACGCATGATTCTATCAAACTTCGTTTGAAGAATCCTTTGCTGTCTGTAGAGAAACATGCTCCATATTCCATCTGATAAATACCAGCGTGTACTGTGGCCTTAGATC